GTAAATCGAAGCTATCAATGATGGATTGGATTTCAAATGGCCCAATAAGGTTGTGTATGAAAACAAGAAGCTTGTCTTTGGTAGGTAAACCAAGTGCACGAGCAGTCTCGTGGCTGACACGATTCTGTTGGCATAAGGCTGGGGGTTTACCAATTCCTCCGGTGTCATTAGTGGGCAAGCTAGAGACAACTTCAGGTACTTGTACACTGAATTTCTTAGGTGACTGAACACCTGGACCGATTCGTGTTGGCTCAGGGGATTCGATCCTGTCGGCTTTGGGCACAATCCTATCTGGTCCATCATCTGATCGAAGTTTGATGATAGCCTGTTGAGCAGCACTCTGTTCTGAGGCAACTTTAGTTGTAGCAGGATTTCCAACAAAGGAACGTCCATCATAGAGCCGCACAGTGGTAAGATAACTTGGTACATGCGGAAGACCTGTTCGTTGAGTGATGTAATTAGGTTGCTGGAGTCCATTTTTGTCACAGAATTCTTTCAATTGATTTTTGAACATTGGAATTTTGCACTGATTTACAATATCTTTTGAATTATGGAAGATAGTCTTTATTTTATCTGGTGATGCATCTTTAATAATTCTATCCTGATAATTGTTAAATTCGCTTATAGGGAAGACACGCCTCAACAAAGTAGCGTAGTCATCAAGCTCAACTTTAACAGGTAAACTAGGGACCTGATCAAAGGCCATAGTGAGAGCTTTTTCGCATAATTCAGTTCCAACTGCATACTGGCAAAGTTGGTTCAGTTTAATGACTTTTTCAGTCAATGACCAATGTCTTTTACATGTGGCAGCAGAAGTAACCCATCTGTTTAAATCAACATTAGGTATGTTAGCAATCAAACCATCAGAAAATTCAACACGATGATTACGCAAACCAATATAATCAATTTCATCCATGGTTGATCTTTTATCATTGTGAGGGTCTTGCTTCATACCAAGTTCAAGAGAATAAGGTGCGACATTGTTTGGTGTATAATAATCAAAAAAAACGGAAGCAGCATCTTGTTTTGGACCAAACAAATTGTCATCACCATGCAAAACGCGAGCCAAATGTTTGTCAATGTTTTTGTGTTTTATATAACCGAGCTTGTCTTGTTGTAGACGAAACCCAGTGTAATAAAACCTAATGTCATTGATCTCACTATTGACTTGCAATGTTATTCTCATACCTGACTTC